TTTGATGTTACAGTGGCAGCAGCAATCAATCCAACATAGTTTGAGTTGTCGGAATCGTAGAATCTAATTGGTTTATTTGATGCGGCACGAATTGCTGTTGTCGGTGAAAGAATAATATCATCAAGTTGAGTATCATAATACTTGACTTTGGGAAGATTAGAAACTTCTTCTCTAATATCTTCAAAATAGTTTAAAAGAAGTTCATCTGTCTTTACACTGTTATCATTAAATTCTTTAAGTTTTTCTTCAAAATTATTTTTAAGTGAATTATATTCTCCAGTAATTTGTTTTTTTAATTTGCGGTCATCATCTTTAAACTCTTTGTGATATTCCCAAATTTTGAGAGTGAGTTCTTCAATTTTTGTATAAATTTCATTTTTATACTTTTGATATTTTTCATCAATATCTTTTATTTCATTTTTAAGTTCAACCTTATTTTCAAAGTTTTTGATGTCGTTATATTCGTATAACCTATCAAAATCTAGTTGAATTTTGTCCCTTATTGTTTCAATACTATCATTAATTTTTACAAAGTCTTCATCTACGGAACGGAATGATTTTCCTATCCAAGAAAAATCTGGAGCTTCATCAACTTCAGAAATCCATTTGGGAAAAATTGGAATTTGGTTTTTAATCTCTTCAATTTTTTCTTTGATTAATTCTAAATCTTCTTCGTAATACTTTGGTTCTGGAAGATTTAAAACATTTTCATTTATTTGAGATATCTTTAATTCAATTTCTTGTATTTGATCGTCATAATATTTTACCTCAGGCAAATCAGAGATAGAATTCGCAAGAAATTCCTTAACCAAATCAATTTGCTCGCAAATAGATTCGATTTCTGAGTCGTAATATTTTACTTCAGGTACTGTTGAAATATTTTCTTTTACTCTTCTAATCTCTTCTGCGAGATTTTCTAGTTCCTTATCATAATATTTGATTTCCGGAATATCTGGTATTTCTTCCCTGATATCATTAATCAAACGAATTAGTTCTGGCCAAGGAGGGACAATATCTTTTACCTCTGCAAAGGTATTGCCATCCAGATCTTCTATAGTTTGAGTTTCTTCTGATAATATCTCTTTCTCTTCAGTTTCAATATAATCTTCAACAGAGGGCAATTCTGCTTCAACTTCCTCTGCTAAAAAATCTTTAATTGACGGAAGATTGCTGTTATCTTCAGCAAAATCTCCAATAGAAGGCAAATCTTCTCTAGACATTTTATTAGTAACCTATTACTTTGGGATTTCTCTCCCTTTGTGCTATTTATTATCTTCAGTAATTCCGTTCTTCAATAGTTTTGATAACTCTGCAGTAGAACCAACAAAAAGTGCATTAGTAACATTGGTTGGTCCTTTGACTTTTTGCTCATCAATATCTTTTAGTTTCTTTTGCAAATCAATTAATTTATCTGTCGCATCAGCAACATTTTTAATTAGTTGTCCAGCAACTTCATATGCCCTTGGCATTTCACTTTCTTGTGCAAGTTCTAAAATACCATTGAGTGCTTCTTGACCTTTTTCGATGATTGAATATAAGTTGCCTCTAGTATACTCATAATCTTTTTTGAGATCATTAGAAACTGATGCTATAGATTCTACCTTTTCTTCAACAGATTCTACTTCACGAGATACTATATCTCCGGCAACATTAAATGTATCATTAAGATCATCGAATTTTCTTGTCATTTTCATACTGTTTCTTTTACAATATCACTATCAATACAATGAACCACTAAACCCAAAATCATCCCCAAATTGAATTAGATTTGCATCCGCATTGGTAATTAATTTGACTTCGGATCCAGAAACATGAGATGTTGGAGTTGTTTCATCATATCCACGTTCAACTGTGATTTTACTTCCAGATTTAGAAGCAACTCTGAAGTTTTCGTTATCAATAACTATTACTCCACCAACAGAAATTGTTGATGCATCATTAACTTCAATAATAGTCGATAAATCTGTTACATCCTTAGAAAGGTTTGTAACAACGTTGTTAGTATAACTCTTAGTTGCTACTGGTTCAACGGAATAAGTAACCTCTCTTGTTGGGGTGCTTGTACGATCTCCTGCAATATATCCAACAGAAACCTTTTCGATAATATCTTTGGAAACATCTGCGATGGGACCAAACAGATATGTTTTTGCTGTAAATCTTAAAGTATAAATTAAAGCTCTTCTTGTAGAATAATCTCCTTCATAATCATCTTGCATTGATATTCCTTCAAGAACAACAGGAATGTCTCTTTTTTCTCCAATTGTTTCAACAAGATCAACACTCATAGTATATGCGGGTTGAAAATATGGAATAATTTGCTCGATAATCTGAAGCATATCATCATTTAACTTAGTCATAATGCTAAGTTCAAATGACATATTATATGGAACAGGCATATAAGACTTTCTTGGTTTAGTCTTATCAGACGTTAAAGATGATAAAAACGTTTGAGTAGTTGTTACCTTTCTTGAAGTGTCGTATGTCAATCCAGTAAATTCGAATGACATTCTAGGCAATGACATTTGAACTGGTTTGTTCAAATCAGAAACTTGTTCTAATCTTGCCAAAAACTTTTGAATTGGTCCATATGCAAGAGGAACTTTGATCGTGCTTACGACCGAATCTGAATTGTCCGTATGTTTAATTGAAATGTCATTAAACAAAGAACCAAACGAAACAATAGTTCTTCTTAATATTTCGTGGTAAAAATATTCAAACATTTGTCAGGAGATTACGATATACTATTTATGGATTTCCAAAAGGATTAGACTCACTGAAATCTATAATTGCATCAGCCTCAGATTCAATGGTATCGTTTTCGGCATATGTGTCTGTTGTATTATACTTATTGATTATTCTTACTTTATAAGTTGCTCCGGATTCAGAACCAGTTAATACATCACCATTCACAAAAGATCCTGAGATATTAGATACTTTCAGTAAATTATCAACCGAATTCCATTCTTTAACTAATGCAGTGGTAGAACTTATACTTCCAACGACTGTTTCATTATAGATATATGTTCCTAATCCAGAAAAATATGGAGAAGAAACTGTTATAGTTGGTGCTTCTGTATAACCAAGTCCAGCATTTGTAATATAAATTGCAGTAACAACCCCTGCGGTGTTTATGTGCGCTCTTGCAGTTGCTGTTACTCCAGCACCTGGAGCTCCACTAAATGTTACCGTTGGTTCTCCAACGTATCCAGAACCTCCAGAAGTTAAAGTAACTATACCAATGACACCATCACCAATAGTTGTTGTTGCCGCAGCTCCTGCACCCCCACCACCAACAAATGCAACTGATGGTGCATCGGTATATCCATATCCAGGATTTACAATTTCAACTCCCTGAACTTTATAGTTTTCAGTATTTCCATTACAATCAACCAGTCCACCAATGAGTGTTGCAATTCCAACTGCAGTTAGACCTCCTGCTGGAGCAGAAGAGATAGCCACTCTTGGAGATGATGTGTATCCGTTTCCTCTATTTGTAACAGTGATTAATCTTACACCACCATCTACAATTCCAGTAAAAGCTGTTGCGGTAATTCCCGCACCAACCATAGTTAGAGATTGAATATAACCTTCATCTTTCACATTATCATCAATTTCCTCAACTCCAGTGTCAATAACCTCATCCTCATATCTAAACAATTCGCATCTTAGTTCGTAAACATAAGTTTTTTGGAGTTGATAAAATGGTTTTTCATGCTCAACAAATTTAATTTCAAATAATCTATCTCCGAGTGGAAACCAAATTAAATCACCTTCTTTTGGTCTGGTTGACAGTTTGATATCTGGTATATTTTTTGTCAGTGGTGAAATATAGGTTTCAAATCTTTCTTTTGATATGATTAAACTTAAATCATTTAATGGTTGAACACCAAACTTTGAAAGAAGAGTTCCCTGACCCTCATACCCATCATAAGTGTCTACATATGCTTCTAATGGATACGCATTATCGAACTTGGATTCAATGACTTCTTTTATTATTGTTTTTTCTGTAAGGTATCTTCTTGGAATATAATAAACTTCAACTCCATACATGCGAAGTTGTTCGTTAATTAAACTTTGAACTAACGACTGTTCTGATTTTGATCCCTGAAGAAAAAATGGATTTAGCATATTATCCAATCATATCTAATGGTGGTAATTCGTATGTATTGGACATTTTTTCCATAATATCTTCAAGTTCTTTTTGTGCATCATCATAAATTTGTCTTCCGTTCAATTCAATACCACCTGGAAGTTTAACTCCTTGGAATTTTATTAAATTCTGTCCCCATTGTTTTTTGATGAGAGAAGTTAAATACATCTTTAAAAATGAATCATTCCATACTCTAGAATAATCACTTGGATCTAAGGTTCTGTAACAATCTATAATTAAGTAAGTGCCTGCAGTCACTGAATCCCAATCAATATCTAAGTATAAACGATCTTGTCTCTTGTTAAATCTAATTTGTTTTTGTGTTGTAAGTAAAAACTCAATGTCTTCCAAGTAAGTTTTTACCATCGCATAAGTTAAAAGTTCAGTTGATCCCCAGTAATAAATGTCATTCAAGAACAACTGATACTTCACACTAAACATATTGTTAGTGATTGTATTGGTCCCATCAAAGTGAAATATTTTATTTACTCCAATTACTGAAGGTGGAATCTGTAGATAATTTCCACCTTCATAAAAATTAAACTGAGTAGTTTGTCCAACATTATGGTTTACTGTTATTGTGCTAATTCCAACTCCAGATGTTGGTTGTGCCTTACCTCTATTAATATCGTCTTCGGTAATTTGATATTTTAAAAAAGTTGGGTATACTCCATCAAAATGTCTTTCTTGAAAAAACTGAATGGCGTCATCTACCAAGTCTTCAATTTGCTCATCCGCAACATTAATTTCCAGAACTGGAGCACCCAGTTTCCTTTTGCAATAATCAATTAATTCTTGTCTACTGGATGGTTGTGCCATTTATCTATTTACCCCTTAAGGTATTTATGGTGCAGA